GCCCGCCCGATAATATTGAAAGCCCGCGCCGCCGCTGCCACCGGAAACCACAATGCTGTTTGCCTGTGGCGACATTACGGAAATTGCCTTTGAGATTGACGCGACGGATATGTCGCTGGGTGCTGGCGAGATTACTTGTGTCATGGCCGTGTCACCGCCGGAATGATTGTTATTTTGCCGCTTTGCTGCAACCCGGCATCATCCATGTTTGCCGGAGCGAGAAAGAACAGATCATAAACCAGCGTCCGTTTCTCGTGTGCAAGACACAGGCCGCGAGTGGCCGACGGCGGTAATGAGATCGCATATTTCCCGTCTGCTGGCGGATTCAGAATAACAATGCCGCCGCTCGGTGCTTCCGTCAGGTTAATTACTGGCTCCGCGTCTTCAATGGCGTCCCTTGCCTGCAATATTGCCTCGTAGCCGGTCAGATCAACGGGTTCAGTTTCTACCAGCCAAGTGAATTCCTGATAAAAAGACGCTCCCTCGAATATCGTTAGATTGATGTTTGCGTTTGCGCTGATCATTGCCTGTTACCCTTTATTTTTCGGCTAACCCAGTGGGGTTAAATTCTGCTTCCCATTTACGGAACTGCTCTGCCGCATCATCGAAAGCCTTGAACACTTTGCGATGGCGAACGCCGTCTATTTGTATTTGCGCTGTCCAATAACCATCAGCGGTCATAGAGACGCCCACGCTCTTATCCCGGTGCTTGTATGTGTTGTGAAGGTTTTCTGAATTGCTGCAAAGGCGGAGGTTACATTTTCGGTTGTCGAGCTTATTGCCGCTGATGTGATCAACATAAATCGACGAGTCTTTTACGTCCATGATCAGGCGGTGCAACAAATAACGCTCTAAACCATCACGCCGTCCTTTGCTGGACTGGACGTACCCATGCTTAACATTCACATGCCACGTTAAGCCCTTCACAATTTCCAAGTCTTCTTCATCAAACAAGAATGTTGTAGGTGACGTTGAATTTGTTTGCATATAAACAACGCCTTGTTTGATCGCATATTTGTTCCCAGCCAAACCAGAGCCTATTGGACGATTTCTCGTTCCCGTCTCTGCCGGGGCTAAATTCATTCTGCGAAAGTCAAATGTATTGCCGTTCAGCCAGCGAACAAATTTTGACCCCGTAAGTAGTTTATGCAGAGTGGTTTTGCACATTTTCCCCAAGTTCCGGTAATCAGTATAAACAGATGTTCCTTTCCACAGTTTCCATTGGCCGAAAGCGGAAACTGCGGGAAAGTCCGCCAAATCAAAAATAACCTGTTTATCCTGAACCGCCATCGTAACCATGTCGCCTTCCACCTTGAACTTGTTTTTCATGACTCATATCCTCCTCGTGAATTTTGAATAAATATAATCCACGGGAGGATATTTGTCAAGTGATATACGCCGAAATGCTTATATTTCTAGCTTGTTGTGCACGTTATTTGATAGGTCACATAGATTTCATCGTCCGCGATAACTGAGCGCGGGGTTCCGAATCTCTTTGCACACATCAGGGTGCCACTTGTGCTGGTCTTCGCGGCGGCATCAGCCAGGAACGCACCGTAAACGGTAATCGATGCGTTCATGACGAAATGGGCCTTGGAGTTGACGTTGGTGATAACCGCGGTTGCCGTATCTTCCGTCGTGTAAGCCGGACGATTGGTTAACGGATCATCGTAGTCAGCATCCTGGCACTCGCCATAAGCGTTACCGGAGCCCAGCTTTGCGGCCGTATCAGCCAGTGCCGGGGTGACGTTGTTTTTGAAGATACCAACGTACCAGATATGGGATGCAGCTTTGGAGATATCATGGAACATAATATTCAAAAGTTTAGCCATACCTTCCGTGGTGAACGTGTTGCAGCCAGTTTCCTGGAACAACAGCTTACCATCGCGCCAATGTTCGTGAGTGACGATACCTTTTAGCTTCCAACCTGAGGCAATGGCGTCCTTTACTTCTTCTGCAGACTGCAGAACCTGTCCTTCTTTAAATTGTTCTTTCATGTGTAAAAATCCTCCTGTTTATGTGGTTATAACACTTTGCCGTTTCTCACGACTTCACAAGTCGTTGAATCGCCAAACCCGACACCGCTACCTCGCGGTTTTTCTTGTTTGAAACTCGCTATAATTTGGTCCTGTCCGTTGACAGTACGTTGAATAGCCGCACCTTCTGTCCCTGCAGGGAATTGAATCCGGTTGTGAACGATGTTGGCAACGGACCCAGAGTGTCCACCGGCAACCAGTCCATCCTTTGAAACCCAGACAGGAATCTTATTTCCCATATCGGGAACATTATTGCAATAGGCAACGATATTTTTCGCCACCCCTTCGCCCACTGTTCGCTCACTCATGTCCTCTGGTTTCGTCCCAGGCAAGAATATCGTCCGTGATTCAAAACCAACGTAAATACCACCTTCGACTACAGCGACGAGAATAACTTCTTCCGGAAACTGGAAGACATTTGTTGTCCTGAACAAATCAAGACGATACTCCTCACTATACACCAGGGTGTTATCAATAGCGCCCCACATCCGGCCAAATGCATATCTGATGAAACGCATAGGATTGGGTGGGCTGCACATAAACGTTGACAGGGGTTCCACTGTGTTAAGCTCAGTGATACGATTCTGCTCCAATGCAGCCCGGTAAAACTTGTGTCCATCCGGATCAGTGGCCCAAGCAATTGCCGTGGCTGGTTTGTTCAAAAGTAGGATGCTGGAATTGGCCACGCTGATTTCGGCTTCTACGATCATCCCATTCCCGCCGATCACATTCCCCTGAGCGTTGGTATAGCATACCTGAATGATACCAGGCTGCAACGTTCCAGTGCCGCTCTGGATGGTAATAACGGGTTGTTCGGGGACAGCCATACCCCATTGAGAGAGTGCATTGGTTGCTTTATCTACGATACCCATCCAATGGCGGCTTGATAAATAAACCTTATCCTGGACATCCACATAATACATTCTTTCTTCATGTGGACCAGAGACTGGGCCAAGATTGATATACGTTCCATCAGCAAAAAAACGATAGAGACGACCTTCGGCTACGGCCAACATAATTCCCCTGGCACCCCATGCGCTATGGGCGTTCGGAAGCGCGACGTGAAGGCTAAAACCTTCTCTCTTCTTCAAACCATTATCGGGCTGAACGTCGGCATTGAGTAACACACGAGGGATGGCTGTCATGCTGCCATCATCATGGCCTTGATATGCATCACTCTCAGTAATGTTATTCATTCCTTTGAATCCAGAAATCACGATTGGCCGCGTCTTTTGCATTAAAACTCCATTTCCAAATTAATTAAAATTCACTCCGGCTGCGTTTGACATCCGGTCGTGCTTTGGGGGCATAAGGGTAAAACTGTATCAAGGAAGCCAGGTAACCAGCAGCCAATCCCCCATACTTTACGGTATTAGGATTCGCGCCATCAATCCCATCTTCGATCTGAAGATATGCTTCCGTGAGTGCATAATTAACGAAGATCTTGTCCTGAAGCATATCAGGGATGTACGTTGGAAACTCGTCACCCAGCGCTAATTCTCGCGGTTTCCCGTAATAATATAACGTAATGATTTCGTTCTCCGATGGTTTGGGCCGAAAATGCACAAGACTGCCTTCAATACAAATCATCGCTGGATTGCCGGTGTCGTCCGGATGAGAACTTCTGATCATCTCCTGCAGGTTTGGTGCAAGCAATAACCCATGTGGGTAGGTAACAGAAGTGGCTAGGTATAATTCATGGAGATATGTTTTGGGGACAGTGGCGACCACAGTACCGGCTGTCACTGTAAGGGGGTGACTCACTTGCAATGCCGGGATGCGACATTTCGTGGCTATTGAATTCAAGCAATCGTTGAATTTGGTGACAGCCCACGCTTGATTATAGAATGAGTCTGAGACAATCCTTTCAACTTCAGTGGCGAGTGCAGTCACTTCCATTTATTTTTTCCCCTGCTTTTTATGCTTTGTGGGTTTGGGTGCAGGCGCTTCGACAGGAACTTCTACTTCCGTAAAGTCCTCAAGCGTTGTCATTTCATCCTGCGCAATTTTAGGAGCCTCAACGATCTGCTCATCAAAGATCGCCTTACCGTTCTCAACAACCAAATTATCAACCATACCATGAAGCTTCGGGAGTCGATAAACTTTGAATGCTGTCTGTGCGGGTTGGGCAACCCATTCCAGGTGGGTCTGGTCAATGACTTCAGTTACCAGATGGCCTTGTTCATTGCGGACAAATTCATAATTCCGTCCGGCTATTTTTGCATTACATTTGTTCTGATCACGTTCTACTAACAGTTGAACTAACATAGTCCCTCCTCATTTTGTGTGCAAAGGTAACAGGAGACCGAGAGGGATGACACCCCCTGTTACCATGCACACGGGCTTTTAGCCCAGATTATACGTCATACTCCGCGGAGCGATAGGTCAAGATACCTCTGACCGTACCGGCCTGCAGCGGGACAGCGGTTACACCGCCCGAGAAAGTTCCACCACCTACGCTCAACGTAACAGCTGATTTCTCCAACGTTAAAGCATCTCCACCAGCGCCAGCCGTCAAGGCCGCAAGGGTCTGGACGGTATCGGTATTGGTCGTTGCTTCTACGGTAGGATGGGCCGCGGCGCATTTATATTTGACACCATCATTGGTGTCCGGGTCTGTGCGATTGATGGCCAATTTTAAATTGTCCAACGTGATTGCGGCAGAATCTCCGATATCGACATCGCCTTCATCCGTGGGGGAAGCCACAAATTTATAGGCTTTGCCATTCACGGTAACGGTGTCATTGGCTGTCACATTCACACCAGTAGATGTCACTGTATTGGTGGATGCCACAGCAACAACTCCGCCGGTCGTGGTCTGGACAGCGATAATTCTATCCGCTGCATCAGGAACCATGAGCGCGTCAGGAATGGCTTCTGCTCGTGCACTACCACCGGCCTGGCCGACCGTAGTGCTGGTTAAGAAATTCGTGCTTGCCGTTAATCCGGTTTCCAGAGCGTTCAGAACTCCAACGTCCTGGACCAATGCGGTCCCCGTATCCAGAGCATCTTCGATCAGGATAAAATCAATAGGGACGCAACCGGCAGGCAGAACACACAATCCCAGCAAGTTGTTGACATCGAGTTGATCAATAGTTGCCTCAACGATACCGTCGGAAACCAACACCTCACCAAGAGCATCCGGATAAACAGCCGGATCATAGTCTTCTACTTTATGCGATTTTGTATACATCAAACAAACCTCCTAGTTGGTGAGTGGTTTATGCACCATATTCTTCGGCACGATATGTCAGGATGCCACGAATGGTGCCAGCCTGTCCACCAGTCTGCGCTGTGAAATGAACACCGAATAATTTATCGGTCGTCAACGGAGCCGCGATGGGGAACAAGGTTGCACGAGCAATACCAGCGGATCGACCGACCTGCGAGGCACTGATCATGACTTCATCGACATCGTCTTCTGCGGTATTGATCCCGCCGCCGTTCCACACGAGTGAAGTACCGGAATCCAGGTCATCCATAATGACAGTGAAATCCAGCGGAACGCAACCGGCAGGCAACACGCACAGAGCAACGACTACTTCGTCGATATTCTGAGCGGCGGTAATTTCAAAAGAACCGTCACTGGTATATACTTTCCCCGCTTCATCAGGGGAAACTACGGGACGGGATACTGTGACATTTAAAGATTTATGCATGGTCTTCTCCTTATTTCTGTTCAGAGTTAAGGGGGCTCATTACGGCCCCCCGTCTATTACTCTACGTGGTAATCGTTATTACGGTCTTGCGGCCGCCGTATCAATTGCCATAATACCGAAGTCTTTGGCGTTGAACTGCACTTTGGAAATACCAAAGATGGAGTGCGTGGAGATGACAACCTGGTTGCCATTGTCGCGTTCCTCTTCGTACCAACCAAACCGAAGACCATTGCCTTTTGAACCGAAAGCGATAACTGCGGCCTGCACACCCATGAAGAGAGCGCGAGCGCAATCAACGGCCTGGGGAGATGCAGCACCACCGTGGAACTGAATAACCGCCTGGTGTTCATGCAGAACGACGTTGTTATACATCCCGAGACCACCGGTGAAGATCGGGTTCTTACGGCCTTCGGCGGTTGCGGCTGCTTTCTGAATATCCAACCACTGACCACTGCCTGCATTGGTGCGCACATCGTAGACCTGCCATGGGTTCATGACGAGGACATAATGTTTTTCACCGTTGATCATGATCGGCTGAATCTTGGGGGTCGTGCCAACACCGCCGCCCATCATAGAAGACAGGGCCACAGCTTTGTCAACCATGGTCAAAGTCATCTTGTCATTGGCATCCAACGTGGCATTTACTTTCGTGCCGGGCATCAACAGATGTTCGGAATCGGGGGCATTGAATGCGTTACCAGCAAAGCCGGTATAGCTGGTCGGGAAAATGTAATCGGAATTGATACCGCGCATACCCGACAGGTACATGAAAAATAATTCGTCGAAAACTCGGCTCCACCATTCCGACTGGCGCACCCGGCCAATTTCACGAAGCTGATGGATGGTTCTCTTCTGGGTCATACGACCACCAGTGTTGACACCGCCTCTCATCTGATTGATGAGGACATCATCACTGTAGAACTTCAGATCTTCTTCTTTACCGGTCAAGGGGGTATCGCCTTCTACCGGCTGCATGCTGAGCTGCATCGAAAGATCGAACGATACTTTGTCACCGGCCGTACTCTCAAGGTCCTTAACGACCTGAATAGGCATTGACGTACCTTCAGCGCCCATAAATTTACGAGAAAAATAAGAATCTCGTGCCACGTCCACTGCCAGAAATGCGGAATATTTCTTAACTGCCTTAGGATCATTTACTCCAATAATTGTCTGTCCCATTATAACTTTCCTCCTGAGTGATTTTTAGAAAAATGTTTTATTTACTTCCTCGCTTGTTTTGCATTTCCCCCATCACTTCCCGGAAACGGGCTGGCTATGTTGGAACCAGAACGTGGGTTGTTACTTTTGCATTTGTGCCACAAAAAAGGCCGGTAGAAATTTTCATTCCATACCGGCCTTCGTGAGGCTCTCTTTTCTATTATTGGCGGTCGTGCCGCTCAAAATGTTATGCTACTACAGCAGCTACCTCTTTAATTACTGACCTTTTTACATCATTGGAAGCTTTTCCGCAACGAATATTTTGCACATATCCACATTTTTGACATTTTATTTCGCCATAAACAACAACAGCTTTGAGCAAAAGTTTCTGACATCGACGGCAACGAATCTCTTCCATGAGGTCATCCTATTCCCTGGAAGCATAAATCGCGCGCTCAGCTTCACTCAATTGTGCCACCGCGGCTTCATATGCCAGGCCAGATAAAAGGTCAATTGCATCGAATTTATTATCGGCCACATTCGTATCAGCGACCGGAACTTTAGCAAGGGTCTTAACGCTTGCAGCGCGCTCTGCTTCTGCTTTTCGCACTTCTTCCAGTGCTTTCTTCTTGGCCTCTTCTTCAGCCGCTGCCTTCTTCTTCGCACTATCATCAACTGGTGCGCTGTCAGTCGTGACCTTCTGTTTCGTCGGACGGCCTTCAGGATAGAACGCTGCATCGACTTCCACTTTGGCGGCCGCGAAAATCTGCTCATCCGTCATCGTCTTTGATTCCGGGGTGGCGAGTATCCGGTTAACGGCATCCACGATAGAAACATTTTTAGCCCGGACGACAGAATACTCAGGGTTCTCGCTGAAGAACTTCGCCTGGGAATCCTTCCAAGCCTTTTCAGCCGCACCTTTCTGGACCTGTTCGTTAATGGTCGCAAACATTGTCATCTGCGTCAGCACTTCGACGTAATCGGCCCGTTCTTTATTGTAGGCCGCCAGGGTGATGTCCCCATCCTCGAACTTTACGTCAAGGGCCTTCATCTTCTCGTTGATTTCATCAGCGGTGCCGAATTTTTTCTCGACCTCCAGGACAAATGCCGGTGCAGTTTTGGGAGAAATTGTTTCAGCTACCTTACGTGACAAAGCCGCTGCTTCATCAGCGACGCGTTTTGCCTCTGCTTCCTCTGCGGCCTTTGCCTGAGCGGCGGCTTCAGCGTCGGCGGATTCCTTAGCCTTGGCCTCAGCTTCTAATTCTTCGGCAGTTTTCTCGCCTTCATTCGCTTTGTCGGCGGCTTCTTTGGCCAGAAGTGCTTCAGCAGCAATCTCCGCTTCCGTCTTGGCAGGAGGCGCGCTATCAGCATTCCGTCGAGCTACACCAGCCCCAGATTCCTTTGCGGCGGCAAGCTCTGCGGCCTCTTCTTCGGCACGAATCTCATCAACACTTTTTGTAGCATCAGTATTGTCTTCTTCAATCGCCGCTCGTTCTTCATCACTTAACATACTCAGTTCTTCTTCGGTAATTTTAGCCATCTTGAATCCTCTCCTCTCGTACTATTAATAGTCTCGGGCGGACAGCGCCGCCCCTCCGGTGTTATTTTTCGTTATTACTTTTTAATCCACGTTCCCGCGAGGTACCCGCCGTTTTGGCATGCTGGATCATGGCGCGATCTTGGTGTTTCACGCTTACCAATTTCGCCTTGTGTTCCTCATCTTTGAGTTTTCGGGCATGCGCTGCCTCTTCCTCGGCCTGGGCCTGTTGACGTTCAGCCATCGTCAGCTCATGCTTATGGTATTCTTCGTTATGGCGCAGTTCCTGATCAGCCCGAGCATCGTTATTCATGATGTCGTGCTCTTTCATCCGGATATCCTGCTCTGCCGGTTGATCATTCGTGACCATTTGCTGGCGTTCGGCCAACGACCGGGCATGCTCGTTTTGCTCGATGGCATTGAGCGCCGTCGCTTTTTCGATCCGGAGTTTTTCCTGATCGTACTCCACGCCGAACGCTTTGACCTGACGGTTGACGCCTTCTGTCTGGACCTTCGCGGCAATCAGCTCTGCTTCTTTTTCGAGCTTGGCAACCTTGGCTTTTTCCTGCGCCAATTGGGCCATCATGACATCTTGTTCCGCCTGCATGGCTATCTGAGCCTGCTGTTGTTTCGCAGCGTCCTGAGCCTTTTCCTCATCGGTAGGCACTGTTTCCGTACCACGTTGACCAGTGATCTTGCGTAAGCGTTCCACGAACTTTTCTTTTCCGGGGAGATCGCTGAGCTCGAATACCAGGTCAAGGATCTGCATCGAAGCTTCGGGCTGCATGGTTTTGATCATATCCGTCAAGGATTCAAACATTGCCTGCCTAATCGTACCTGAGTAATCTTGTTCAGAAATAACGAAATCGGCCTGGCTGCTGGTGATGTCCCCTGACATTTCCCCGGTATCTGGGTCCACAGAATTGATTGCCAAAAATTCAGCATTCTGTCCATTTTCCCCGCCGGTGATCCGAACCTTTTTCTCTTCAGTATATAATTGCTCGATGAGAGAAAGAATAATTTCTCCGGACAACTTGAAGGCCAGCCGTTGGTTATCGAAGAATGCCGTGGTAACGACGCCACCTTGTTCCTGGCGCGCGCGAACAGCCTTACCGGAAACAGCATTTGTATCCCGACCCATCAATTCGTCTGTGACGCCTGAAGCACTCTGGATATAGCGCTCATCCTGCGACATCAATTGGACATGTTCCTCAGCCATCTTGGCTTCATTCTCAATCTTGATGCCACGTTGACTTTTGGGATTCTGTTTGATCAATCCATCGGGCCGGTTGGCCTCCTGGACGATATCACCCCAGCTTTGATCTGTTCCGTCTATGGCGTCGTCATCGGCCACTACGCGGTTAGCTGATAATAAATACAATGCCTTAGACCGGCGCTTATTGAGGTCTTTTTGGGGGTCTCTCAGGTTGCGAACGATACCATAAGGAGTCCCATCTTTTTTCCTTTTGAAGCCCCAGATAGGCACCAACGAGAACCGCTTGTGCCGGTAGGGTGATTCCCCATCCTGCAGCACATAATCGCCCGTGAAAATCATCTGACGGACTTCCATCGTCGTGCTTTCGACTGGCTGTGCAATCCCCATGGCCACAACATTCTGATGAGCTGCCACGTCTTCCATGAAAGTGATGCCGTTCAACGAACCCAGCATCTTGCCACGCAAAATCTTCTTCGTGACCGGGACACGGTACTGACATTCAACCAAAAATACGCGATCTCGTGGGGATACTGACCCCTGACCGCCGATATAACCGAAGAAACCAGTGTACTGAAGGCTATTCCCCGTGCCACCACCGGCCGGAATGCCTCCTGCTTGCCGAATATCTATGGCCGGATCATACATTTCAGCGAATAAATCGTATCCGGACCCCTGATCGGCGGACAAAACCGACGCCTGGAGCACATCGGCACGTTCCGGGAACATGGCGCAGGCCACATCGAGGTCAACCCACTTGCCGCGGAAGACATATCGGGCATCCGACAGGTCTTCTTCCGTCGCCAGCGTGTCCCACCAGATATAACGCCAGTCTTCATAGGTCACAACCAGCGGTTCATCATCCGGATCTGTGTTAATCGTGTGATCTATCCATCCGACACCAGCCAGAACCGCGTCTGCGAACGATTTCGAGCGCTTAAAACCAGCATTATTGGCATCGGATACGTATTTAAAGAGTTTCGTTTTGGATTCTGCAGCTTTTGCGTCATTTTCTTCACGAGGAAGGACCCGGTAATCGACCCGAATCTTCTTTTCAGTACCTATGACCCAGTCAACAGTCGGCTTTACCTGGTTAAAAGTGATAGGAACCTGCGATCTTTCAGCCAAAACACGCCGTTCTTCCTCCGTCCACTGGCCAGGACCATCATAGAACTCATGATCAATCATGGATTCGATACGAAAATCGACCTGTCTCAGTCGTTCCTGCATAAACCATGATACCACCTTGGCAAAACGCTTACGAACAGGGGCCTTATCAAGGGGGTGTATATCTTCAGGCGGCAAAGGCTGGTCCAAGTCTTTCGCTTGCTCTCTGTAATCAAATGCTTCAGGTGCGACATCTTCTACTGACCGGCCAACTGGCTTATTATTCGTGAAATCCATAGACAGAATCCTCGTGTAGAATTAGTGTTGTTTTACAATTAGCTGTGAACCCTCCGGCAAGGCAGGAAATTCATCGATCACCAATTCGGGATCAACAAAACCAGGCTCATACGGAGGCATTTTAACTAACTGATCGATTCCACTCATGATCGTATTGGCGACAGATGACATCACCTGAACAAATTCACGCTTACTCGATGGTCTATCGTACTGATACAGATCAAGAATCTGCATAGTTTTTAAAAGCATGAACTCTTCAAACTTGTCATTATGGTCTTCGCTGTATTTCCATGTATCGGCCAGTTTAATTACAAAACGTTTCCGGTTATCTCTTCCATTCGGAACCAATATCATAACCGGTTTGTGCTCGTGGTATCCAAAATCCGCAGTAAATAATTTCAGCATAATCAAATCCCTCGTTCGTTTGTGTTAAAATAAAAAGCAGGGAGTCCCCTCACCTACCCATGCACCAAATTGATTGAACTCGAAAAACTCCTGGGCATCTTCCTGAGTCATTCCACCTTTAACCATTTTGGCGATGATTTTTTTGTGGGAGTAACAGAATATAGGTTGCGAACCGAATCGCTCCACCACACCCATACAGCAATCGTCATATCCATCCATCCTAAGCATCTCAACGTCAGGGGTGTTTTCAGCAATTTCATCCATCTCCTTAGTTTTCATAGTTATTTTTCTCCAACGGAACCCATCTATTAACCTTGGGGTCCCACGTGCTTTTACAACGCATCCGCATAACCAAACCCAGCCACAGTTGTTCCATGCTGGTGTACTTCTTCCACTCCTCGCCAAAATTCCTGCCGATGTATCCGCATTCAGCCTGGAGGAGATACAGCATCTGGTCAGGGCCGGGCGGGATGTGTGGAATCAGCGCCTGCAATTGATCTTGGCGCGGTATCCAAACGTATTCATT